CATCTCAAAAGACGATTCTTGGACAGACGTTATTGGCTATGCAGCTTTAGGTGGAGAAATTATAAATGACAAATCATGAACAATATCATTTTTTAGATCAAGATATAAAAGATATGTCTTGGGGTAATGTGGACTCTGATTGGACACCACCTCAAAGTTTTCCTGATCTATCTCAATACGAAACAGTTGGTATAGATTTAGAAACTAAAGATCCTAACCTTCTTAGTCTTGGACCTGGTTGGACGAGAAAAGATGGATATGTAATAGGGGTTGCAGTCGCAGCGGGGGAAAGTTCTTGGTATTTTCCTGTCGCACACAACTCTGGCAACATGTCAAAAAATATTGTTTACAAGTGGCTACGAAAAATATGTGACGATGAAAAAATAACAAAAGTATTTCATAATGCTTTGTATGATTTAGGTTGGCTACGAACAGAAGGTATAGAGGTCAAAGGCAAAGTTATAGATACTATGATTGCTGCACCTTTATTAAATGAAAATAGAAGATACTATAATTTAAATTCATTAGCAGGAGACTACCTAGGCACATATAAAGATGAGAAGATGCTTAAGAGTGCGGCAGAAGAATTTGGTGTTGATCCTAAGTCTGGAATGTGGCAACTGCCTCCTAGATATGTTGGCAAGTATGCTGAACAAGATGCTCTAATAACTTTAAAACTCTGGGAAAATTTAAAAGTTAAATTAAATAAAGAAGAATGTTCAAGTATCTTTCAATTAGAAACTGATTTACTTCCTGTTTTATTTGAAATGAAAACAAAAGGTGTTCGTGTTGATATTGAAAAAGCACACAAGACGAAAGAACAACTAGCTAAAATAGAAAAATCACTTATAGAAGAGATAGTCAAAGAGACTGGTGTGACCGTTGAACCTTGGGTCGCCACATCTATAGCAAAGGTCTTTGATGCTGTGGGACTTCCTTATTCTCGCACAGAAAAGTCTGGGTCTCCCATGTTTACAAAACAATTTCTCGCTAATCAAACTCATCCGATTGCACAAAAAATTATAAAAATTAGAGAGATAAACAAAGCCAATACGACATTTGTTGATACTATTCTTGAACACTCGCATAATGGTAGAATACATTGTGATTTTCACTCCCTTAGATCTGATGGTGGTGGCACTGTTACAGGTCGTTTTAGTTCAAGTAACCCCAATTTGCAACAAATACCTGCACGAGATCCTGAGATCAAAAAATTAATTCGTGGTTTGTTTATCCCGGAGGAGGGCCACAAATGGGGTTCCTTTGATTATGCATCACAAGAACCAAGATGGTTAGTTCATTATTGTGCCACCTTGACAGGCGTAGATAAACATCCACAGATTGACGAAGTTGTTAAAATGTATCACGAGGGCAATGCTGACTTTCATCAAATGGTTGCAGACATGGCAAACATTCCTAGAAAACAAGCCAAGACAGTTAATCTTGGTATCATGTATGGAATGGGTAAAGGTAAATTAGCTAACGTCATGGACATAGAGATAGAAGAGGCAGAAAAATTATTAGAAACATATAATCAAAGAGTTCCTTTTTTAAGATCTTTATCAGAAAAAGCCATGACTCGTGCAAAGGATCATGGTGTTATTAGAACTTGGTTGGGCCGTAAATGTAGATTTGATATGTATGAGCCAGTGTCATATGGATTTAATAAAGCATTACCAATGGAGGAGGCTATAAAAGAGTATGGTAGTAAAGGCAGAATTAGAAGAGCCTTTACTTACAAAGCACTCAATAGATTGATTCAAGGGTCAAGTGCTGACCAAACCAAAAAAGCTATGGTCGAATGCTACAAAGAAGGATTATGTCCTACATTAACTGTTCATGATGAACTATGTTTTAATATTAAGAGTCAAGAAGAGGCTGACAAAATCGTAGAGATTATGACGACCTGTGTTCCAGATTTAAAAATACCTTTTGAAGTTGATACTGCCCTCTGTGATAATTGGGGCGAAGTAGACTAGTAGGTAGATTTTGCATACAGATCGTGTAGTTCTGATATCGGATCTTGCTCTGGCTTTTCATTTTTGAAAACTTCGTATGCGTGAGATCTAATATTTGATCTGTGAAGACCTATGTCTTTTAGTGTTGCATCATCCAAACTATTCAAAGCTGTAATTGTTCTTCCTATTTTAAAATTATAAAACCATTTTCTTAACATTTATTTTTCCTTTCATTATTTTTATTTATAAATTATTTCTATGAGATAGAGAACAGAGTAAAAATGAAAGATATTAGTGCTAAAATGGCATGAATTGATTCTATGGCATGTAAGATAAACACACAAAAACAAAGTATATTCTAGGTAGGAATCATACTAGGGCAGTTTGTTTCAACGATTCTGACGCATCTGAGAGCCTCTTTTTTTTAGTGACTGCATGATTTTGGTACGTTTATCATCAGATAGGCGTGACCAAACAGAAATTTCGCTTAATGTTCGAAAACAACCAATACAAACACTATTTTCTATTTTGCAGACGTTTAGGCACGGGCTTACAATACGCTGTGATCTTTCTATTCTTGTCATCTGGGTATGGAATCTCTGGTTGTTGATTTAGTTTTCTGGCGAAATACAGACAGTCATTTACATTATCAAATGTTTGACTCTGATTAACAACAACTGTGCCTATCATGTAAACTAAAGCAAATTCTATCATTCATCTTTTAGTTTCCAAAAGTATTCGTCTGTATCACCAAGTCTAAACTTTTGACCATTTTCAACTTGGTATTCTATTGTACTAACTTTGAAGTCTGGTTGCAACGGCTTCTCTGGAGTTAATGAATTATCGTATACTCTCATTCTATTATTTGGATATAAACAATATTGACCGTTTCTTAATTCAAGTAAGTTAAATGATTTATGTTCGGCGGGTGACTCACTGGTTGTATAGTCAATCATGTCTGCATCTTGATGGTAATTATCAATAGTACAAATATAACGGCCCATCATTGTACCGTGATCCCTAGTTAGTATTTCAAAATCCATTGATCCTATGAATTGTTTGTGAATAGACACCACCCCATAATCCATACAATTCCAAAACTGAAGATTGTAAAGATCCATATCTGGTTTCGGGGTATGTGGTTTTGATACGAATGCAGAAATAGGTAGTTTGTCATACAAAGCACCATAATCAGGAAGGTAAGTTTCAAAATAAAAACTTCTGCCAGGAATAGATTTTGCAGTAATCCAGACACCTTTTACAAATTCTCCATGCCCATCTTCAAGATCTCTTAAATATTCTTTTCGAACCCATGTTTCTATGGAAGGTAAATTGCATATTAGTGTGGACATTAATGCAATGTTTCCTTTGGTATTTCTTTTAAATCAACTAAAGGTTCAGTCATGTAACTGTCTTGATAGTCTCCAAAGAAAGTATGATTTCTCATATGTGTTTCTTTGACAAGTTGACCATTCTTAATTTTTAAAACTATAAACTGTTGCATGATAACTGTATCTTCATCTTCTTTTTCTATAGCTTTTTTAAACGGACCTTCTTTCATCATACAATCCCTTTCGTATATCCACCTGATCTAGTATATGTTAGCACATCTTTTCTATTTGCAGTATCATTTACATAAGAAACATGTACCCATCCAGAGTTAGGTTCTATACCATCCCAACATTCTAAAATTAATTGATCAAAGTTTAAATTATTTTCAATGTACTTTGCTAAATCGTAGTTACTAACACCGTATATTTCTATGTCTGCCGCTTCTCCATCACAATGTTGTGAAGTAGATTTTGATCCAATAGCTTCACATAACGCTGGACTACGATATCCAGAGTTGATCATCACAGGTTTACCAAAAGCAGATCTAACTCTTTCTAGTATATTGTGACACAAAGCCTCCATTGCAATAGTGTGTATCTCATTTGGTTTGTTTTCTATACCTTTTCTTTCTGCTGTCTGTGATTTAGTAAATTCAATTAAAGAAAAATTGTCTGATAGTTTCACGCTGTTCTCCTAGCAATATCCATGTTCTTCGCAATATCCTCTGGATTACTACCTAATAAACTAGGACTGGTTCGGTCAGTGCTCGCTACATTAATCGAAGGAGCAATCACTCGATCCAACGAAGAAACATTTAAAGTTTGTGGTTCAGAACTTACATTACTACTAACTTCAGGTGTTTGTATAGTTAAATTTGATAAATCTAAAGGATCTTTCTTTTGAATAACTGGATCCTCTGGAGTAATTTTCATAAAATCAGTTTCATCAATTAAATCTTGTATTCCTCCAAACGGATAATCAAAACCTTTTCTGATTGCTTCTTTTCTTTTTGTATCAGAGGGTCTGAATGATCTGTAAGTATCATTCATAATAGAATTTATTTCATCTCTACCAAGACCTTTTTCTTTCATAATCTGTCTTATCTTTACATCACTCAATCCAAGTTTAACTAAATCATCCTTTGCAAGTTTTAGTTTTCTAAATGCTCTTAGTCTTGCAGCATCTGCTCTCTTATATCCTTCTAAAAAAGTTTCACTGTCTGGACTTTCTAAAAATAAAACATCGTTAAATAATGTAGATGCTCCAGATCTTTCAGACTTAAACTCTTGAGATTTAAATCCCATAACTTTTTCTCTATCTATTATCTGAGTATTCAGACCAGTGAAAGCTCTGAATAATTCACCACCAGCAGTGTACTGTCGTCCAGTTGTAGGCTCAACAGAATCTGGATCCATGAATGTTCCTCTTAAAAAACGACCTGCCTCTGGACTTTTTATAGGAGTAAAACTAAAATCAGAAGCTCCTACGTCTGCTCCCACAGGAACTCTTATTCCTAGTATATTAGGAGATAAAGTATTCAATACATGTATTAATGATTTTTCTATTTGTTTAGCAGGGTCATCTGCTTCTTTATATACTTTAGCACCAGATCTTGTTTCTCCACCTCTACCAACACCGAAAGATGTAACACCCTCTTTTGGCAACACATCAGCAAAAGATTCAAAAACCATAGACACACCAAAGAAAGGTTCAAAAAACTCACCCATAGTTTCAAACATTGCATTTCTGACATTTTGAAAACCATCTTTATCTAATTTATTTCCTTCTCTCAAACTTTTAAGCATGGTGTAATAAGGTTTTGATAACATGTCATACGGATTTGTGTGACTAAAATCTATAACTTCTGGGTTACCTTTTTCATCCTTACCCACAGGAATAAATTGAGCATTTCTTTGATAAGGTGCAGCAAGTCTATTTATAGCATCTAGATCTTCAGTGCTTGTACCCGTCATCATTTTACCGAATTCTTGTAGTCCAGTTCCTAGCAATGCAAAAGATGTAGTTGCACCCATCAAACGTCTAGCACCTAATTCTCTTATTGCAGCATCATCACTAGCTAATTCTTTCATTGCAACATGTGCTATGTTAAATCCTGTTCTTAATATCTCTGCTGGGAAAGCCACAAAGTTACCAAAAGGAGTTCCTCTAAGACCAACAATTGCCTCTGGAACTAGTTCATAGTTAGGGACAAGGTTACGAACATTGTCTGCTGCAAACTGTTTTAATCTTTCTTCTAACATTTTTGGTGATATCACTTCACCAGGTGCTATGTGTTTAGCAAATTTTTCGTCTGCCAATCGTGTGGCATCTCCTATAAGTTTTAACTGTAGCTCATTGTTGCCTTCTGCTGCTTTGTATCCAGCACTTTGTTTTATCTTTTTTATTTCTGCGTTTTGTATTTTTCTTCTAGCATTACGAAACTTATTCATTTCAAAAGTATAATTGTATATTTTCCAAATATCGTCACCACCTTTGTATAAGTCTTCAAATTTTTGAAAAGGTGTTCTGAAAAACTGTCCTAGTTTACTTCTTTGTGTTGCTTTAAACTGAGGGTTTTGTCTGGTTGCAGTTACTTCGTCACCACCTGCGGCAACTCTAGCTGCGTATTGAGCTTGATCTTGTCTATCATAACCCATGCCTTTTCTTAAATTGTCTTGTATCTCTCTAAGTTGAGCAGAACTACCAATGACACCTCTTTCTTGTAACTCTGTTAGAAAATCTAATACTTCATTATTCATCTTCATACTATCAAAAGTTTTACCACCCAATTTAAGTTCTTTGTCAATTATGTCTCTTAAAACAACATTGACTGATGTGCCCAGACTTGCACCTTTACCAAAGTTACCATTTGCTAAAGCAAACATGGCAGCAGATGTTACGTTTCTAACTTGAGTAATTGGAGATAAAATTGTTTTTGCATACTGAGAATATCCTTTTAACTTCATCATAGGTTGATAAAGATATCTAAGTAACATTGGGAAAGCATCACTGTCTGCCCATACTTTAGAAGACATGTTGTTGTACATAGCTCTTGGTATGGCATAACCAAACATACTTCCAAAAACACTTTGAATAGGCGAAGCCATTGGATCTGTAGCTTTTAAACCTGCGGTGTCTATAGTTCTACCTAAAATTTCAAACCCTGGATTTTGACCTTGCCAATTTTGAACTGCTTTTCCAATAGTTTCAGCATCTAACTGACTAACCGATTTTAAATCTTCTACGTTTTCAATTGATTTTGGTAATAATTCTGGATCATTTTTTACCATATTTAAAATTTCGTCATCCATTTTAAAAAACAATTGTTTTTCTTGAATTATTTCACCTGTTTTTGGATCTCTGACATTGTTAGCTACATTCTCTGCGTTTCTTGCTATAGTTGCTGCAATACTTTCATCTGCACTTTGTTTAAAAACACTTAACATTTTATCAGATGCAATAAAGTTAGAAAGTTCCGATACTGTAGCAACGTAGGCTTCTCTAGGATCTCTTATCTCTCCTAGAATTAATCGTTGAACTTCAGTTTCAACTTTTCTTTTTGCTAATAAACTGGTGTCTAATCTAACATTAAATATTCTACCAGTGGCACCAGAACTAACTCTGGCTCCTCTTTCTTTGTTTATTCTAAGATAAGTATCAACATATCTTTTTGCTTGTCTTTCTGTTAGTTTAGCAGTTCCACTCATCAACTGATTCATTTGAGCTTCATCAATTGGAACATCTGTATTTTTTAAAATACCTTTTACATGACCATAATTTATACCTTCTCCAGAGAGAACTTTGTCCAGTATTATTTTTTTATCTTCTGGTTTTAAAACATAGTCTTTGTCATTAAATATTCTATATAGCCTTCTTAAATAGCCACCTTCACTCATATTTTTTGTTAGTTGCTTTCTAAACTTATCTTGAGTCATTTGTCCTCGTTTAGCCGCAACTTCTGGCAAAGCTTTAAATGCGGCAGAATTTAAAATTCTTTTAGATAAATCATCAATGTTTTGTTTTGCTTCACTATATAACTTACCTAGTTGTGTACCACCTAAACCTAAATCTTCTGGATCTGCTCCTTCTAGAACGTCCATAAAATTATCAACAATTTTTCTTTTTTCTAAATCGGGTAAGTTTTTGTATGGCTCGGTTTTTAATAGCCTTTTAATTTCTTTGTCTATTTCTTTTATTCTGTTTGTTGCTTTTTTAGTTGCTCCTTCTACAAATGGATTAACTAATGATTTAGCTCTAGCAACAATAGGATCTAAAAAACCTCCATATGTAAGAAGTGAAGCACCATAACCAACAACTTTATCTAAAGCAGTAAGATCGTCTGGTTGTTTTAAAATTTTTTGTTTAGTGTCACCTATCTTTTTACCAGTTGCTTCAACAATCTTTTTTGTAGCGGGGATCGTGCCAAGACTAGCAATGTCAAGAATATTTGCACTTGAACCCATGCCTTCAAAAGGTCTTATTGCTGCTACTTTAGACACAGTTTTAAAACTTGCACCTACGACAGGTGGCAATACACCAGTTGCTACAGCACCCTCTAATCCTACAGCAAGTTTATTTTTTATCTTTTGAAAAGCTAAGTCTCTTCCTTCCAACCCAACTGGACTAACTGTTTGTGTTGGACCTTGTTCAAAGAAATCACCTAATGTTTGTGTCCCATCTGTTGCTACAATTGCATCTGCCAAACCTGCACCAGCCACTTGCCTTGCAACAAGACCAGCTCTTTGTGATTTAGTTAATGCAGATTTTCTACCTTTTACAACACTACCATATTTTACACCTAGTTCTCTCGCTTTAATAGGATCTATTTCTTCTCCCGCTTCCTTTCTAGCTTTTTCTTTAGCAAATCTTTTAGCCCCTATCTTTGATTTACCAGTTGCGATTCTAGCCACACGACCCGCTTTACCAATAGCAGATGCAGCACCAATACCAGGGAGACCAAATTGTACAAGAGCTTCAGTGACTTTACCTGCCGCACCCTCTGGATCAATTCCTAAAACATCTTTTGTTTCATCAAACCAATTTTCTACGGCTTCAGTTGCATTCGTTCCTGCCGCCAAATCAACAGCAAGAGTAGGAAGTGTAATTATACCTTCAAAAATATTAGCTAAACCAGAGGCAACACCTTCACCCGCCTCTGTAAAAAATCCTTCGTATGTATCTGGATTACTAGAGTCGTTTTGTTGTCCTCTTGCAATAACTTTTTCGGCTTCTTCTTGACCTATGTCGTCAGCAAAGAAATAAGATTTGCCATTTATTATATAATCTGGCATTTTTTACTCTTCTTTTTTATAATTTATAAATACTTCTGGATTTAAATCTAGTAAGCTCTGTCCTTTTGATCTATCTGTAAAAATTTTCTGCATTCTATTTGTCTGTTTTGAAAAGTCTATTTTTCCATTATTGACTTTAGCAAATTGTATATCTTGACTTGCAATATACGGAGTTTCAACACCACCAGCTGCTTTAATTGTATCGGCTCTTCTTTCATTGTAAGATACTATGGCATCACCTGCATCTCTTTCATCATAGTCTTCTCTACCATCCCAGTTTAAAATTATACCAGAAGAAGTTTGTCCTTTTTTACCAGCAGTTCCTTGTAAAAATCTCTTATCTGTTATTTTACCAGATAGATTTTTAGTTAGTATATTCTCAATATTTTTTATACCCTCTGGGCTTGCTTTAATATTGTCAGGTGTAAGAGGTTTACTAGGATCAAGAACAGTTATTTGACCAGTTGCTGCTAATATTTTTAAATCGTCAGGCATCATTTTTGCGTATGCCATTTCTATTGATTTATTAAAATCATCACGACTTATATTAAATTTCAATGCTTCAAAATTCATATCAGCAAAAGTTTTGAAAAGACTAATAGTTAGTTTTCTATTTGCAACTTCGTTCTCAACTTCTGTTATGAGTCTTTTTTGCTCTTCTCCAACTTCTGTTTTTAATATATCTGTAATGGCTGAAGCTTTTTGAATTTCTAAAGCTTTTTTAGCGATAGCTTCTGATCTACCATCCTTTAATAAAGTATAAATGGTCTTGGTTGCTTCTTTTTTGTCTTCTCTTAAATCGTCTCTTAAATCGCCAATGTCTTTTCCATATCCGTCCAAACCAACAGTAAAACCTTTTGCAAAGTTTGTTAATGTATTAGAGCTCTCGCCTGCAGCCATAGCCGCACCAGCTTTCATCATATTCAACCAAAATGCCGCTTCTTTGTCTTCAGCAAATTGATCATCTAAATCGTCTGGGTCTGCAAAACCCATTTGTTTTGCTACTTTCTTTGCATCAGCAATTGTAAATTCTTTACCTTCTTCTCTTAACAACTTGATCAACTTAGCAGATTCTTTGTTGTAAGTTGTTCCCAAAAATTCTTTTTCTTTTAAACTTGCTAAATTATTATTTAACTTATCATAAGCAACACCAATCATTTTAGATTGTTCTTCTATCCCTCCTTTTATATCACCACCATATAACTCTTCAACAGACACATTTGATTTAGGTGTATCTTTTGTTTGTTTCTTTTCAAAAGATTCATCATCTTTTTGAGTTTTAGTCCCTAAATTTTTACCTTCTGGAAAATCAGTATTTTCTTCAATTATTTTTTTACTGGCTTCATTAATTAATGCTGGGTTTGGAAGAATGTTAGCATTTTCTTGAGACATATCAGAAATTTGTTGATTGTCGTCATCTACTTGAACAACTCTATCTCTACTCATCTGACCACCTGAAAGAGTGGAAGCACCAGCAGGGTTTATGATAAAATCCATAAAACTAAAATCTGTCGGATTATTTTTTCTTTGTGCTCTTCTTCCTTCTACACCACCAACATTATATCCTTTGACTGCACCCATCAATTCTGGTGATGATGCAAGTATACCCATAGGTTGTTTAGGCATACCACCTTGGCGAAACATTCTTCTGTTTAAAGGATTATCCACTAACTTCTCCTTGGTACTGGTGAACCACTAAAAAAATTACCAAAGCCTCCAGCTTGTCCCACGGCACCTAAACCTGCGATACCTAAACCTAACAACTGAGAACTAGTGCTTGGACCGGGTGTCGTGGTTTTAGAAAATGTCTGTTGTAGTGCTGGAACACCTCTAAAAATATCAGACATAAAACCAATCTGCTGAAATGGTAGAGCTTGTTCTGCAAGTATGTTAGCTCTATTAATATCAAGTTGTTTTTGTCCTTGTTGTTGTTGAAGACCACCAATACCCAAAAGTGTATTAACATCTTGAACACCCATCTGTTGACCTAACTGACCAAGAGCCGCGGTCTGTGATCCAAGACCTGCAACGGTTTGACCTAACTGTCCAGTAAGTTGTGCTTGTCTTAACTGTTGTTGTGCCGCTTGCTGTGCTAAGTTTTGTGCTTGTTGAAAACCAGCCGATCTTAATTGTGCACCAGTTCTTGCTTGTTGATCCATAACATCAGCAGCTATCTGTCCTTGTAGTACTGCTTGTCTTGATCCACCAAATGCACCTTGACCCGCGGCACTTGCTTGTGCTTGCAGTTGTTGTTGTGCACCTTTGTCTGCAATGTCTTGTTGAGTTCTTGCAATAACTTCTTCTGTAAAAGGATCCATGAATGGTTGAAAACTAGTTGGATCTATTCCTGCTGCTGCAACTCTTTGTTGTGCAGTTCCTAGTTGTCCGATGCCTTGACCAATAGCTTCTGCTCCTTGTTGTAAGAAAGGTGCAAATGATCCTACACCTTGAAGTGCTGATGCTATTGCTTTTTGCTGTCCTTCTGAAAGTCCTGCTAATTGTTGTTTAGCAAAAGGCATCTGTGAACCAGGCCCCGTTAATCCTTTTGCACTAGCAAATATATCTGCTAAAAACTCCTCTTGAAAAGGAGCTAGTCTTACAACTTGTTCTTGTTTTACTTGTTGTTCAGTTGCCATTATGCGGCTCCTTCTAATTGTGACATCATATCATACATTCTAGCAGCACCGATATTTCTATCGCCACCACCTGCACCACGAACTGCTTTTGCAGTTAGCACAAATTCACCGTCTGATAATCTAGCGGGTACAGAATCTGATGTCCCTGTCCCTGGACCAGTGACCTCGCCTCCTGCCGCCGCCATAATACCTACATCGTCTTCGTCTTTTTGTCTTTTTCTATTATCTTCAAAGTATTGTTTACGTTCTTCTTCATTGTCTAAATTATACAGTTTATTACCAATTCGTCCATACCCTAATCTAGTTGTACCTTTTGGATACTCTCTCATTGGTTTATCTTCTGGTTTTTCTTCATCACCTAAACCTAACAGACCTAATGCAGTACCACCTAAAGCTATTTTACCCATTGTGCTTTCTGGTATCATCTTATCGAAAAAAGACCCAATACCAGTATCTTTGACTGATGATACTGGTGCTTCGGATGCTGCACCTTGGAACATAGCTCTTACAGGAGATTCTGCGGTACTAAATTCAAACCCTTTACCAAAATCTTTACCACCCATAGCATATGTTGTAGCACCTGCAAGAGCAGCGTTTCTCAAAGCTTCTTCTGCATCTTTTCCTGCTGCAAGAGACCCGATACCAGATCCTATGGATGCACCCAATGGACCACCAAAATACATGCCTATGGCACTACCAATCAAAGGTGCAGCTTTTTTTAATGATTTTGTGATGTTTTTAAAAATACCCATAGCTTATATTACCAATTATTTGTTATTTCTACAATCCTATATCCTTGATAACGCACTTGTTGTTACCCTTGTCTTTGATAGTTCTTGTATACTTGCAACAACATGCAGTCTATTTGCAGTTGCGGCCTGCACTTTTAATACTTCTCCACTTTGTAGTATCAAGTCTCTTGTAAGTAGTTCTATAGTTGTGTTAGCTCCCACTGCTTTGACATTAAACAAAACAAATGTATCACCACCACTAACAAGTTGAACCGTAATTGTATCAGCGTTACCACTATCTTCTGCTACTAATATAGAGCTTACAACGGCTGCGTTGAAATCGGCATCACTAGGAACTGTAAACAAAGTTGTGAGATCCGTTGTAGTTAAATCTACTTTTGCATTTGTCACACCTTGAATATATTGAGGAATACTGGTTATAAGCATTAGCGTCTACCATCCTCTCTTATATCTACTCTAGGTGTACCTAATTTATATTTTGTTCCCAGTGATGTGGAATCAATCCTTAAAGCAAAAGACCTACCTCGTAAACGATAGTTTAATTTTTCTGTAAACTGTTCTACTGGACTAGTTGTAGATCTCTGTGTTGTAACTTGTGTTGTCTCGTTAAAATTAGCACCAGGATTATTTCTTGATTTCATAGTAAACGATACATCTGGGTTAACACTTGTAGATCCATTGAACGTAATGTCTGGAATAACTTGTTTTAAAAATAAAAATTTATCTCCATCTCCTATATCAATGGCAGATGATTCTATAAAGGAAGTCATAGCAGATCCATCATCATCAAAACCTACTTCATGATTATAAAGATACTGATTGCCAGTAGCTTGTGGTAAGTTTCTAATACCTCTGTCAAGCCAAGCCTGTCTTGCAAGTGTGCCATAATACCAAACTTTTTCTGTATAATTAAAAGCAACATATTTATCTACAGTTGTTCCACCAGAAGATGGATAGAACCACAATATTTCACTAAACTCTGAGTTTAGTCCTACATGTACTTTGTCTCGTTCTTCAAAATTAAAATCTAAAAATACTTTATCTTTTACAGTGCATGGTAGTTGTACTGTTTGACCTCCAGCATAAACATAAAATGTATCAACCCCCATCCAATACACTGCATCTTCAACAGCTATCGCAGAAAAAGGACTCATAATAGTTATGTTCTTTGACAGTTCTTGCAAACCAAACGTAAATGGTGGGCCTATAAACTTCATAGCATGTAGTGTTTTGTTAGTGAAGACTAGTATCTGTTGTTTTGTTTCAACAGCTTGTACGAAGGTAGATCCACCACCTAACCTTAAATCACCTGCTGTATTTGTAGCAGTTGGAAAAAAATCTACTGGATTTTCTTGTGATGAAAAACGTATCAACAATGGATCTTGTATCCCGTTCCCTTGTGTGGCAGACGAGTTTGCACCTAATCCATCACAACCAAATACAATGACATGTCGATCTTGGTCTGATACAAGAACCTGTTTGGCTATCGTAGGAACACTAGTCTCTCCAGAATATGTGCTAGTCGCACTAAGTTCTACTGCTCTGTTACCTAATCCATTTGTTTTATCCCAGTAAAACAAACCACCATCTCTTGGATTTATAATTATGTCTTCACCAAAATTGTCATGTGACCATAATCTAATCTGTGCTCCAGGAACCGTGACACTTGCTGCATTGCCCCATCCAACAAAGTCATTAGCAGAGTCTGCATTACCAGTTGCTAATCTTACAAGTGTATTATCTGCATGTGTTGCTGCTGTTGTACCACTTGCACCTCTAGTTGATGGACCTCCACCAGTACCCAAAGTGTTAGTGCTTATTGTGCCAACTGTAATTAGTTCTTCTTCTATCAAAATCAAATCACTAGCCGTGATCCCTGTTGCACTGTCCACATCTATTGCAGTTTCACTTGCATCCAAGGCTTCATTAAGTTGTGTTGCTAAAGCACCAGATGTTGTGCCACTCCATTGACCAGCACCCCAACCAGTTCCACCGACTGTTACATCTAATCCAACATTTATCTGATAAGTACCTACAACACTACCACCACCATTACCAGTGTCAGATGAATTAGCTGCTACGCTTGACGTAATTGTGTAAGCATTAGAACTAATTAAAGATGTTATTTGAAATTCTGCGTTAAGTATTGTAGCTGTAATTGTACCACCTAAACTAGATGCACCAGAAAATGTTACAAAGTCTTTTTCATTTGCACCATGTGCTGGATCTGTAACGGTTATTGTTGTAGAGCCATTAGTTGCTGCAAAAGTTACATCACCTGCACCTGTAGTATTTCTAATAGGTGTAACATCGTTGAAAGTTTGACCTTCTTCTATGTAGTATTTAAGATGTGTACCAATACCCATGAAGTCAGAACCATCAAGAGCCACCCAGTTATGTAGTCTTCTGGCACTACCTAGATATTGATTGGGACTATATTTTTCCCAACCACCAAACTTTTCTGGAAAACCAAATCTAAATCTTACCTTATCACCATCAACAAAACCACCTTCATTACTGTAAGATGTAATGTCAGATACGATGCCAGGTCTAAATTTTAAAGCTTTCATCGGCATTAGAACGCCCTCGCTGATAAAGTTCCAGTATAAGCACTCGTGTTAATACTACCAGTCCCACTATTAACATTAGCTAAAGCAAATGGTTGTCCACTACCATTATTACCTGATATTGTCATAGTTACATTAAAAGATCCATCAGTAGTATTGGATTTATTTGCAGTTGCGGTTCCACTTGATGATGGAGTGTCACCATTTAAAACTGTGCCACTTAATGTACAACTTATACTTAAATTATTTGTAAAAACAAATCTACGATCATTACCCGATCTAACATACCTCCACCACAATCTTCTTGTGCCAGAAAAATTTAATTGATGATTAGTTGTACCTGAATATCTATTATGACCACCAACTGATCCACTATATTGACCAATACTTATGTTAGCATATTCATCCATGCGTAACTGACTAACTGTATTAGGTGGTATTGTTGCTATATATAATTGATAGCCATTGCCCACTGGAGAAGATGCACCAGTTGCTGTATCCCCAATAAATTGGGCAGCGTTTGATCCATCGCTAGTATTAATATTAAATGAAGTACTAGTTGCAGAGCTAGTTCCAAAAATAGTAGCTGCGTTTGGTGTGCTCCCTCCAACTGTTATTGTGCCTTGAGAATC